GAAAGTGTTCAGCATTAAAGAGGGCTTTACATTCCTGGGATTCAAGTATCGGTTGACGGATACTGGAAAAGTTATCATGACAGTCAGCTCGGAGAAAGTCAAAGAAAGGCGCAGAAAACTCCGTAAGCTGGTGAAGAAAGCCAAAAGAGGCGAAATCACAAAGGCGAAAGTAGATGACTGTTATCAAGCATGGAGGAGCCATGCGAGCAAAGGAAATTCCTTTCACCTTATATGCCGCATGGACAAATTTTACAAGAGTTTATGGAATGACCAAGAAACGGAGGTAACTGACAATGAGAATTAAGCAGATGGACGGCAGTATTTATGATAGCCGGGCGAATGAAAACCTGCGTGCGACAGTTGCAGAGCAGGCAGCCACGATTGATTATCTGGCCATGATGGCAGATATTGATATTCCAACAGAAGATAAAAACGAAATGGGAGGCGTAGACGATGAGTGATACACAGAACATGGAACAGGCGCAGGAAGTACAGCACAGTCCTAAATTTGAGGACATCAAAGGTTATTATGACAGCGGTTTCTGGAACGCCGCCATGGTAAAAAATGCTGTCAAGAAAAAGAGAATCACAGCAGAAGAATATACGGAGATTACCGGAAAGGAATACAAGTAAGAGGAGGAAAAAGCAGGTGCTTTGCAGAAGTCCACCTGGCATAATGCCTTATGAATAAAATATCGATACCGCCCTTGTCAGAATATTACAGCTTTGACCGGTTGGAGGATGCGGCAAGGGAATTACATCTGAATACAGAAGAACAGGAGAATGAAGAAAAATTATTCAACCTGCATAACCATTTGATATGGCATTCGTACCGTCCTTTCGAGGATGCGCTTACGGATGCCATTTTCAGTGCTGTTATTCAGAAAATAATTGAGGATTACAACCTTACTCCGCAGGATGTACCGGCTGATTACCGGGATTTGTTGGAGTGAGAGAAAGGAAGTATAGGACAATGGATTTATTTTCATTAGCTGTTGCCATAGGCGTTCCATCGGCAATCACAGGTTTTTGCTTTTGGCTCTTGGAACACCACATGGAAAAGAGAGAGGAGCAGGACAAAGAAGAACGCAGGAAACGCCAAAAAGAACAGGACGAAAGAGAGCAGGCAAGAGAAAAGAGCGAGCTGTGCATTATCAACTGTATAAATGCTTCGCTTGCGCTTGGAGAAGCCACAGCAAAAGCGGTTCAGCGTATTCCTGATGCCAAGTGTAACGGGGATATGCACGCTGCTTTGGAGTATGCGCAGAAAGTGAAACATGAGCAGAAAGATTTCCTGAACTCCCAGGCTTTACATCAGATTTATTGATTGGAGGGCGTGGAGTGAGAAAAAAGAGAGTTACACGAAACAAAAGCAAGGCCGCCGTTCTTTGGATGTGGGAACATACCAAAATGATTGTGAATTGCCTATCTGTATTGTATGTACTGAACTGGCTGTATTCCCTGATTGTGATTGTGATTGCGATAAAGGAAACAGGACAATTCAGCTACCTTGATACACTCATAAGCGAAACAAAGGAAACGTTCCGTATTGTGGTTGGGGCGAACATAGTCAAAGCAGGAGTTGAAAACATATTCAAATACAACGATTTTGGCGGTAAAGGTTCCCGGTATGTGGGAGCCGAAAATATTGACAATGAGAGCATAGAAAATGTGGAGGACAACAGAGGATGAATGACATTATTTTTGAAGCATTAAAGTTACTGGTTATGGTATGCGTGGCGGTAATTGCCAGATACGTTATTCCTTGGCTTAAAAGCAGAATCGAGCAGGATAAGATGGCAGCCATCGAAAAGATGGTTACACAGGCAGTCCTGTATGCACAGCAGGTACTCACATCAAAGAGTGGAGCCGAAAAGAAAGCTATTGTTACGGACCTGTTAAAAGAAATGCTGACAGCAAAGAATATTTCCATTACTGATGAACAGCTTAATATTTTGATTGAGGCGGCTGTCAAGCAGATGAAAATGGAGGAAAACGCAGGCATCGTAATCGAAGCGGTAGACGAACCAATAACTAAAACTGAATAAAAGACAGGAGATGATACCATGTCGCTCAAAGGAAATAGCAATGAAGAGCGCATCTGGAATTTTCTGATAAGCAAGGGGCTTAATCCATTTGGTGTTGCAGGTTTGATGGGAAATCTGGACCGAGAAAGTGGGTTGAGCCCTATTAACTTGCAGAATACCTACGAGAAAATACTGGGATTTACGGATGATACCTACACAACATCCGTAGACAATGGCGATTATCAGAATTTCGTACATGACAAAGCAGGATACGGCATTGCGCAGTGGACGTATTGGAGCAGGAAACAAAACCTGCAGAAGTATGCGCAGGAAAAGGGAGCCTCCATCGGTGACCTGGAAATGCAACTCGAATTTCTTATACAGGAATTGAGCAGCAGCTATAAATCTGTGCTGAACGTGCTGAAAACAGCAACGAGCGTTTCCCAGGCATCAAATGCCGTACTACTTAATTTTGAAAAACCGGCAAACCAGGGAAGTTCCGTACAAAAAGAAAGAGCCGAATGCGGACAGAAATTTTATGACAAATATGCGTCTGGAAAAGGAGGAACATCTATCATGGGAAAGACGATTACAACAGGATGGCTTTCAGCCGTTATCAATGGAATTAAAATCAAATCTGATTTGAGATGCAACCTGGATAATTACAGCAGCAGGTCAAGCAGAGATGCTTCATACGTGACTATGCATTACACAGGAAATAATAAGGACACAGCAAGGGCGAATGCAAACTATTTCGGTGGAGCCGGAAGAAATGCATCCGCCCATTTGTTTGTGGATGATACGGAAATCTACCAGAGTGTACCGTTAAATTCTGTAGCATGGCATTGTGGAGCGCAGACATATAAACACGCATATTGCAGAAATGCAAACAGTATCGGTATTGAGATGTGCTGTACCGCCGGAAATTATAAGATTTCCGAAAAGACTAAACAGAACGCCGCATATCTGTGCGCGTATATCTGTAAAATGCTTGGCATCAGTGCAGGCGAAGTTGACAAGTATGTACTCCGTCACTGGGATGTTACAGGAAAGAATTGCCCGGCACAGATGGCAGGAAGTAACAATGCTGAATGGGTAGCATTCAAAAATATGGTAAAATCCATCCTTAATGGTGGAGGAACCGGCAACAGCACTTCCGGTGGAACGCAGACAAAGCAGATGTACAGAGTGCGTAAAACCTGGGCTGATGCAGCGAGTCAGAAAGGTGCATTTACGAGCCTGGAAAACGCAAAAAAATGTGCTGACGAAAATAAGGGTTATAGCGTATTTGATTCCAACGGAAACAAGGTATATCCGGCATCGGCAAATACCGGAACGTCATGCAACTATGTGGTAAAAATCACAGTTGATGGATTGAGATACAGGGACAATCCTGGAACCAGTGGAACAAAGGTACTGGGATATTTGAAAAAGAATTACAAATATACAGTAGTGGAAGAACGCACTGTAAATGGCGTAAAATGGGGCAAGCTGAAATCTGGCGCAGGATGGTTTTCGTTACAGTCAGAATATTCTGTACGCTGTTAATGCTTGACAAATAAGGAGAACGGACCTCTCTATCACACAAAATGTGGTGGAGGGGTTCTTTTTTTTATACTCGAAAATATTATGCATATATGGTAGACTGTAGAAAAAGCCAGGAGGTCTAAGAGGAATGAGAAAAAGACATTTTTTATTATTGGCGTTTGCCATAACTGGTCTTGCCCTGAACGGATGTTCGGGGGGGGGTACAACGGATGTTGATACCTCGCAGACCGAGAGCGTAGCGGAAAGCGAAAGTAGCGAAGTAGAGCCGACATCGACGGTAGAAATGCCGGATGGATTCACAAAAATAACGCAAGAACAGGCTGAATCATGCCCGGATGGGGATGGAGCGGTCAAAGCTCTGGAAACGGCTTTACAGTCGATTGGAGTAAAGAAAGTTTCTGATTGCTATTGGGGGAATTACAAGACAGCCGGAAGTGTTGTCGATATGGAGGCTTACCTTATCACAGATGCACAAAACCTTATCGTCAGATGCCAGTACCTGAATAATAACTGGACGGTTGTTTATATCACTGACAGCGAGAACGGACATTTGTATTATCCTACAACCGGTAAGGATGCGTATAACTACACAACAGGGGAATTGATAAAGCAGGAAGAAACAACAGAGCCTGCGGCGGTAGAGGACACGCAGGAGGAATCCAAAGAGCCTGAAACGCAGGAAGTACCACACCGGGATGGAATGTACGGAATCAGTGACAAGAGCTGTCACGATATAGATGCAACCTTTTCCAGGGATAAAGTGCGGAATGATGTTACTGGAAAGTGGAGAGTGTCTGCCATTTCTGCGGATGTGCAGATGGTGGAATACGCAAAAGATTACTACCAATGGAAATTTACGAACGATGATGAGATTCACTGCATTGTGAATTTTTATAATAATACAACAACGAAGATACAGTATCTTAGCGGAAACCTGTTCGTTACGGTCCATGAGTATGTAAAGGGAGAGGAGCACGATGCTAACCTGATGTTCAGTGGAACAGTCCTCCAGGATTTTATAGTTTATCTCGATAATGGAGATATTGAGCAGATACAATAACAGAGTTATCCCCATAGTTATTCACATTATCCACAAAATATTGAGTTGATAAAATAATCGTTTGGTAACCGACCGATACCGAACGGTTATTTTTTTATGCGTTCGGAAAATTTCGGTTTATTTTTTGAGTTTGTACCAGGTTCAAACC